AATTCGGACCTGAATTATTTGTTCCCAATGGGGTTTCTGGCTCAATTAGACCGGACAACGGCGGCGGCGTGACCATAATTATGAACGGTGTCATCGATGGTGAGTCTGCTCGCCGTAGCATCGAACGCTTACTTCAAGACTCCTCACGCCGTACCGGTGCGATCAACCTTGTCGGGGCAACATTGTGACAACGTACGATCCGTATCCAACAGTCACTTTTGGCGGTGCTACGACTTACGCAGATAACACGATTTCATCGATCTCAATCCGCATGGGTCGCAATGACGTGACCGAGCAACCCCAGCCAGGCTTTGCATCGATCCGACTTTGGACAGATGCCAGCGAGCCTTTAGATGTGGCATTAAGTCAGTCGGTGTCTATCGCCATTGACAAAGGCACGACAGGCACACAGCAGATCTTTTATGGCACGATTAGTGACATTGACATCAGCCTGCAAGCCTACGGATCAGATGGCTCAATCGCAGTTTACAGCGTTACCGCCATCGGCCCACTGGCTCAACTTAACCGCCGATTAGTCGGATCGACTAACTACGCTAAAGAGTTTGACGGCACACGAATCCTGAACATCCTCACCGAAGCATTTTTGACCGAGTGGGATGATGTATCGCCAACGCTTACTTGGGCGCAGCTGCCAACGGGTGCGACTTGGGACAGTTACGATGCAGTAGGTCAAGACCTTGTTGATAGCCTGACAGGCAACATCGATGTGCCTGGACAATACGAACTTATGGCATACAGTGACGGCGTCACAGATGCCTACACACTGGCAGGAATTGCGGCTAACTCGGGGCGCGGTGTGCTTTGGGAAAATGGCACAGGCTCATTGCACTATGACGACTACGCAGCCAGAGCCAGCGCGACACCGCTAGTGCTGACCGCCGATGATTTACTAGCCAACGGCTTACGCACCGCCGCACAATGGGGCGAAATTGTTAATGACGTAACAGTGACCTATCGGGCAGGCAGTGCCAATGCCCGTGACGAGCAGTCAATCATTCTTTATGGCCAGTTGTCCGGTACGCGCTCAACTGTGTTGCATAACTTAGCCGATGCCCAAGCACAGGCCGCCGACTTCCTAGAGTCACGCGCCTACCCAAGAATGTATCCAGAGCAGCTGACGATCCCACTGCACTCGCCAACGGTCAGCGATGCAACTCGGGATGCCCTAGCCGCCGTCTACAACGGTCTAAGAGTTAGCACCGAGGACAAATAATTCAGGTCCAAATTCACCGACCCGTGTCAGTTGACCGTTACCTACTGGGCCACCTGCCGCACGGGATGTGTAGCCAAGTGCTTTGCCTAGCCGTGAGTCAGCAAACTTTGGCCCTTCGCCTGGGTTGATGATCAAAAACTCTAAAACCGCACCGCCAATGTCTTTGGCTTTTTTGTAAGCGTTGGCAACAGAGTTAATGCCGTTGGCCACACTGTTAAGGGCATTGGCAATGTTGGTCAGTGTGTCAGTTGACCCCTTGGCATCGCTATCGGTTAGCGTTGCAAATAATTTGCCAAAGGCTTCGGCCACATTGCGCAAGGATTCGCCAAGGCTAATTCCACCGGACTTGCCACCAAGATCATTGGAAAGCATTTTGACTTTGTTGGATAAGCCGCTGCTTTCATCCTCGCCACTAAATCCCTTGGCAACAAGGTTGACTTGCTCAAGTAGGTTTTTAAGTGTTGGCAAAATGGCCACACCGATTGATTCTTTAAGTTCCCCAAAACGCTCGGTAACTATTGCCAACTGGCCAGCGTAGGTTTTTGTATTGGCTTGAGCTGCGCCACCAAATAGCCTGACCAATTCACCCTGGACTAAATTAAAGTCACCGGACTTCTTGATCGCATCATCAAGTGGAATGCCTAACTTGGTCAACGCGCCAATGTTGCCGTTGTAGGCCTTGGCTAGTGTCAGCGATACAGTTTCAAGGTCTTTGCCAGTGGCAACGCTAATGTCTAATGCAAGATTGGTTAGTTGCTGGGCTTTGCCTACATCGCCTGTGGCTCGGGCAAGGTTCGCAAGTGCTGGGCGCAACTTGGTATCGGCTACGCCAAAGGCCAATTGCTGCTTGGTGATGTAATCCTCGGTGCTGGCAATCTGGGCATCTGTGGCATTTGTGGTGTTCTTAAGTGCTTGAGCCAACTTAACTTGGGACTGCTCATCCTCAATGGCTGCTTGTACGCCATCGATGCCAAGTTTGACTGCATACGCGCCAGCAGCTGCGCCAGCCAATGCAAAAGACTTAGCCATTGCCTTTGAATACTTGCCGACTTTGCTACTAAATGACTTGGTGGTGTTGTCGGCCTTGTCCATGCCATCCAAAAACTTTTGAACGTCAGCAAGTAACGAGAGTTTGAGTGTCCTTGTATCTGCCATTAGCTGTACCTCGCCCAATTATCCATGACTTTGTTACACGCTGCGAACCAGCGTTTTTTGATTTCAGGTTGCATTGCCTTGAGAGTTGGGAAAATCCAGTAACCCTTGTTACCGCGACCCTCACGCGATGTTCGAGGTGGGAAACGATAACCGCCATTTGGAAATGCGTTTAGGTTTCCAAAGGCATTTCGATCGCCACCAAATTCATTGCCAAACAAAATTTGACCAGCATTCGCCCCACCTGATGCGCGGCCTTTACCACCGCCAATGTAAACGGTAGGTACACGGTCACGGGCTGGTCTTACAGTGCGAGCGACAATAGCAGCTTGTTTTGGATAGATTGGATGCGCAAAACCTGCTCGCTCGATACCTTGAGCAGTCCAGGCACTTAAAGAATAAACATCGTTTTTCAATTCCAATTGGGCTTCTTTGTCCATTTGGTTAAGGGCTTTAAGTAATCCACGATAATCAGCGAGATCAGGTCGGACAGTGATACTGGTTCTAGTTTCAGCCATTGTGTCCGTTCCTTTCTCGTATCAGCGTGATCGCCGTGTTTATGTCTGCGAGCGACCAGTCCAAAAGGTCTGACATTGGGATACCGGTGGATACTGCTATCCGAACCAATAGATCCCTTAGTTCTCTTTTGGGCTTTCCTCAACCACCTCAAAGCCGTCAAACTCATTGACAACCCACGCTTGTTGATTAGGCAACTTTGTATGGCCAGCCGCTTTGGCTGCCTTGTAAAGCATGCAAGTGATCACGTCTAGTGACCCCTCGCTCATCTTTTCAGCTGCTTGAGTGACTGTGTATCCAAGATCCCGCTCGATCTCGATCCAAAGCCAAGTTGACTCATCGCTCACTATGTAGTTGTTGCCCTGTTTTGTTTTGATTTTGTATTGCATAATGGTTGCCCTGTTCTATTCGTTAACTGCGAGTAACTGTTCCATCCTCGACTACAAAAGATAGCGAGGTGGTTAGTACGTCAGTGGCCGCGCCACCAACGGTTGGAAATACTGGGAATACGTTGCCAGTGAAAGTGTCACCGTTTACATCAAAAGAGAATGCAAGCGATGTGTCCGGTGCGCTCGATGCCGCATCCCATAGTGCGCTGATGATGCCAGCGCTGGATGTGTCGTCAAGGTATAGTTCCACATTCAGTGTGGCGGTCTTGTCTACGGTCTTGTAGGCGCGACCTGATAGGACTTCAAGCACCTGCTGGTTGTTTTCCATTTCAAGTGTGACGGTTGATGCCTGATCTGCGTATGACACCGAGTTGATGCTCAATGTCAATGACCGACCAGTGATGTATGTTGCTGGCATGACTTGCCTTTCTAGTTGGTTGTGACCATCTCTATGTTGAGTTGGCTGATGAGCATGTCGGCGTTTCCGATCTGCTGGACTGTCGGTTGTGACCATCCACCCAAAAACGAAATGTTATTGGCTAGTAGATCCGTTACTGACAAAATTAGGGTTTCCAAGTTTGCTAAGGCCGCTTGGTTATCGGCTGCATTGACGATGCAAGTGATGTCAAAGCGCACATTACAACGCGCACCGCCAATGGCGCTGACGGTGATGTAAGGCGATCCCGGCACAAGCACAATGGCTGGTGGTGTGATGTTTTCATTTGGCCATGCGTAAACAACCCGACCAGCAGCTGCAAGAGTGTTGGCAAGGTTGGCGCGGTAAGTCGCTAGATTAGCCAAGGTAACCTCGGGTGTCTAAGTGCTTGCCAAGTAGGCCAGATACACGAGTCAGCATTGAGCGACCCAAGCGGTATGGTGCTGGACTCTGGAAATCGACACCCTGCTGGCCAAGTGTGCCAGTGCGTGTGATCCAAATGTCGCAAGCAACGGCCAAAGCGGCTTCGCGTACTTCTGGGGTCGTGTCATAAAGCGCGGCTTGGCTGGTCAACACTGCTCGGCCATTAGGGATGATTCTGCGCTTGGTAATGTCTGCGTTTGTGATAGCAGCTTCAAACCAAGATACGCCGTATTCGTCATAGCCAGTTTTGGTGACTGTCCGGGATCCGTTAAAAGGTGAGCCGCATCCAGTGACGGTCAAAGCCTGACCGACCACGAATGTATTGTCGTAGCAGTAAAAGCGAGCGACATTGCTTGTCAACTCAACACCATTGATGGCTACGTCATCAAAGATTAAATACGAGAGCAAAATGTTTTCAGCTGCGTCTGCAACTTCTTGCACAATGGAGTCGGCGTAAATGTCGCCAATACCCAAAACGCTTTTAACTCGCTTATTGTAATCAGTGCCATTTCATCCTCCTATTGTGTAAGTGTGTGGGGGGCACAGGGCCGCACCCCCCACACTTCTAACTAACTTGATTTAGGTCAAGTTAAAGCGGCGTACGCCACCAGCGACCAAAACGCCAACGGCTAGGTAGCCGTAAAGCATTGTTTCGATTTCGCCTGATGTGACCACGTTTGTGGACATACGCAGGATTGGTGATTCGTAGATAGCAACTGCTGATGGGGTGACAATGAATGCTGACTCATCGATTGTTGTTGCTACTGCGTTTGGATCAACGTATAGATCAAGACCAAGTACGTTGCCGCGTAGGCTTTGTGGGCCAGCAACTCCGCCATTGTTCATTGGGTTGTATGCGTTGTAGATTGGGCGACCAGTTGTGTCGGTTGCACCCATCAATAGTGACCACTGTGAAGTGCCAGCGATGTATGCGCTTGGCAATTCGCCTGTTGCTAGGTAAGCAGCTGGGGCTTCTGTGGAAACGTAGGAAATGATGCCAGCGGATGTTGCTGCAACTGCGGTTGCCTGTGTGCCACCTGCGGTTAGTGCTGCAATAACTGCTGCATCAGTTGCCTTGTTGTAGGCGCGTGTCATGTTGTCGACCATTGCCTGGAAGAAGTCTGGGGTTGAACGCTCTAGTAGTTCTACCGAGTAGCGCTGCATGCCAGCAAACTTGTTTACATCAAGGTTGACGTATGAGGACACAATTCCGGTTTCTGATGGGCCAGCACCTTCGTTGGTGTCTGCAACAGTTCCGGAAGTTGTGATTTTCGGATGGCTGATTACCATGCCTGATGCAGTGATGGCGCGTGAGCCGATTGCATCGATTGCTGGGCGTGAGCCAATGGATGTGTCGATAACGCTGTTTACATACTGCACTGGGGTAAACGCTGGGTTTGTGCTGAATGAGTCATCGGCTGCCATAACATACTGGGCTGAATCATGGTTGCCCATTTTGGCCTTGATGCTGTGTTCCAAGTACGATGCCTGGCTGTTGATTGGTGAACGTGGCTTTGCGTAAGCCACTGGTGCTGCGGCAGTAACAACCGCGGCTGCGGTCACTTCATCTGCCACTGGTGCGGTTGTTTCTTCCACTGTGTTCTCCTGTGGTTGTTCCTCGGCAGGTTGTTCTGCTTCGGTGGCTTCATCGTCAGGTTCACTAGCTGCGACCTGCGAAATCTGTGCATCCTTGAATGCTGGGTTAGTTACATGTGCAACGGCTTCAAGGTTTGCGCTGGATACGACCATCACACCCTTTTCGATGCTGTATTCGTTGACGTTTGCTTCAATGCTAAATGCTGGGCGTAGTCCCTCGGCTGCTTCGATAAGTGCATCATTGCCAGCATTTGTTGGCGCAATCTTAAACGCCATTGAAATACCAGCAGGGCTGACTTCTAAAGACTCCGCGACTCCGCGACCTAGGGGTCTGGTTCTGTCATGCTCGGCATTAAGCACAATTTGGCTTGGGTCAATGTCACCAAATGCGCCAAACTCGAAGCGGACTGGGCCAGCCGATGTATTACCAACTTTAGAAAACGGGACTACCAAACCCTTGATAGTTCTTGTTTCAACACTTGCG